CAAATTCAATGTGACGACCTCAAGCCCATCATGGACTACAAGGTCGGTGAACAGGTTGAGGTGTGGTGGGAGATCAGTCAGTCCAGGATGATTCTTCGCCGTATTCGATCAGGTCCCCACACCTAGCACACACCCACACATGAGGAACCCCCTCATGGTAGAACCTAACTCTAGGAGGTCCTCGGTGGACAGTGAAGTCTTGAAGTTTTTGCATAAGCTCTCCATACAGAAAGTCTGGGTAGGTTCCAGTTTCTCTATGGAAAATGACCACGACCGTTTTGGCGAGTCGGTGATTCACATATCTCGGATGGTCACACGTCTTAATATTTGTTAATATTTTATTGTCCAATAGTAATAACTGAAAATATGTCTGGTGGCATTACGCAATTGGTAGCACTTGGTGCTCAGGATAGTCATCTGGTTGGAAACCCAGAGGTCAGTTTCTTCCAGTCATCTTTCAAGCGCCATACTAACTTTTCCAGTGTGATTGAGCGTCAGGTGATCCAGAACACCCCGGCGGCGAGCGGTCTTTCGTCGATCCGCTTCGAGCGCAAGGGCGATCTTCTTTCGTATGTGTATCTCAGTAACACAAGCAGTGCAGGAGCCGTGACCGTTACTAACTGGGACGAGATCGTGGACAAGGTCGAGCTTTACATTGGTGGTCAGCTAATCGACACTCAAAACTTTGAGTATTCTGCTAATATCCATACGGACACGATGGCAAACACTTTCTCCAAGACCAACTTCGGACCGACTCCAGATGTATCTGGTTCAAATGATGGGTACTTTTATCCCTTCAAGTTCTGGTTCTGTGAGAACTGGCAGTCGGCGCTTCCTTTGATTGCCCTCCAATATCACGATGTGGAGTGTAGAATTTATTGGGCTAATAATGCAGCTGTTTCTAATGGCATCGAGGCATGGGCTCGCTACATATATCTCGACGCTGATGAGCGCCGGTCAATGGCAGAGAAGTCTATGGATATGTTGATTCACCAGGTTCAGCGCATTCCTAATCCTGCTTTGAAGACTGCCGATCTCACATTCAATCATCCTGTCAAGTTTTTGGCTTCGTGTGCTAGTGCTTTCGATGCATCAAACACCGTCCTTCTTCAGCTCAATGGTGTGGATGTCGGTGAGAAGAAGCCGGCGGTCCCTCACTACAACCAGGTGTCTTGTTATTATCACACACCTTATGGATCAAGCAGCACTGATCCGGGCGAAGGGTTTGAATCGGTGACCATGATGTTGCCATTCTGCCTTGACTCTTCCAAGCTTCAGCCCACCGGGACGTGCAATTTCTCGCGTATGGACTCGGCCAGATTGGTCTGCAGCAGCGCAATCAATGCCGATATTTATGCGGTCAATTACAATATTCTCAGGGTCCAGAACGGCATGGGTGGACTTCTTTATGCGAACTAAATATCTAAAGTATTATTAGTAATATGTCGGGAGGACTTGCAGAACTGGTGGCGATCGGTGCCCAGGATGCACACATCGTTGGTAATCCCGAAGTAAGCTTTTTTCAATCATCCTACAAACGTCACTCGAACTTTTCCAGTGTGATTGAACGGGAGGTCATTCAAGGCGTTCCTAGAAATAACGGATACTCGACGATCCGCTTTGAACGCAAGGGTGATCTTCTTTCTTATGTTTACCTTGTGGCTAAAGATGCACATAATAGTGTTATAGCTCCAACTTGGACCAATATTATAGATAAAATTGAACTTTACATTGGAGGGCAAAAAATTGACTCTCAGGATTATATTTTTTCGGGTTACATTTACCCTGAAATTATGGCGAGTTCACTTTCTAAGAGTATCTATGGACCAGGTCCAAGTGAAAACGACAATAATAACTTTTTTTACCCCATCAAGTTCTGGTTCTGTGAGAACTGGCAGTCGGCACTCCCTTTGGTTGCCCTGCAGTACCATGATGTGGAGATGAGAATCTACTGGGGAAACAATATCACACAAGCATCGACGGCTTCAATCGAGGCATGGTCCCGGTATGTTTTTCTGGACGAGACCGAGCGTCGCATGATGTCTGAACGACCTATGGATATGCTCATTCATCAGGTACAGAGTATTCCGGCACCGAGAGACAAAACGGTCGAACTTCCGTTCAATCACCCCATTAAGTTTATTGCTTCCGCAGCAAGTGCCTTTGCTGCAGATAAAAAGGTTCTTCTTCAGCTTAACGGTATGGATGTGGGTGAAAAGAAGCAAGCGTATCCTCACTATAATGTTGTTTCTTCCTATTATCATCAGTCACAGACTGGGACGAATATAGGCGACATTGTATATGGATACCTTAGTGTAGGTTTGATGATCCCTTTCTGTCTGGATGCTTCGAAGCTTCAGCCCACCGGAACGTGCAATTTCTCGCGCATGGATTCAGCCAGGATCGTCAATGATTCAAGTATCAACGGTCCTATCTACGCGGTCAACTACAACATCCTCAGGGTCCAGAACGGGATGGGCGGGTTGCTTTACGCGAACTAAATATCTAATAAACTAATAGTAATATGTCGTCTGGCGTTACACTTGTCGCTGCGGGACGGGATAATCCCCTAAACATAAATCCCGACTTTACATTTTTCAGCACTGTCTTCAAGCGCCATACGAATTTTTCTAGCGTTATTGATCGGTTAAATATCAACACGAAACCAAGCAATAATGGTAGTTCAACATCTCGTTTTGAGATCAAGGGTGATCTTTTGTCCTATGTATATTTGGTGTGTGATTCACCCGACAATTTCACGGTGAAACGTGATTGGTCGCAGGTCATCGACAAGGTCGAGTTGTTCATAGGAAATCAGTTGATAGACACCCAGTATTATGAGTATTCCAAAAAGATTGTCCCTGATGTTCAGGCATCGAGTTTGTCACGGAGCGTCAAGGGACCTGACGGATCGACCTCGAGTTACTTCTACCCCTTCAAGTTCTTTTTCTGCGAGGACTGGGCATCGACGATACCTTTGATTGCCCTAAACTACCACGATGTCGAGGTGGTGATTCATTGGGCCGATGACGTCTACGGTCAGCTCGAGGTACAGGCCTACCTCAACTTATTCGCCAATTACTGGAACACATATTTTGAAGACATTCGGAATGCCGTAGCTTCCTATCAGGCTGTCACCATCAGTGCTACGGACGTATATACAGACGTTCAAGCCAATGTGCTACTTTATCAGAGCAGTATTGCGGAACTTGGTGATGATCAATATACAAACCTTCAAGCTAACATCGTGATATATCAAAACAGGGATTATTTATCTAACATTAACAATGTTTTAAGCACAACTCTCGATTATCAAATAGATCCTTTTGATCAATTGAATGATGAAACAATACTTTATCAAGAAGTAACAATACCGTCACAAGATCAATATACAAATATACAGTCAAATATTGTGACATATCAATTAAGCTCCGACAATACAGAAAGATTATTACATGCCTCAAATGTGGTAAATGGTTATAGTAATCTTGTTCCAATTCCTTCATCTACAGAAACTAAAAATTATATAATAAGTTTAAGTAGAGATTTACCACCAGTTTTTCAAATCAATCTTATAAGTCAAGCAACAATTGACTTGCGTCGTCAATCTACATATAATTTTAATTATACGCAAAATATTATTGCCGAAAACCACATATTTCGATTTTCAACTACATCTGATGGTACGCACGGTGGTGGAGTCGAATATACAGAAGGTGTAACTATAAATCAAGATCGCGATCTGACATTTGTGGTTGGTATCGACGCTCCTGATATTTTATATTATTATTGCGTTAATCATTCTGGAATGGGTGGGTTGATAAATATACGGGATGCGTTTTCCGCGCCAACGTCTAATTCAGTAACTGGTTATATTTCTTATGATGATCTTGTTGACAGTAGTTCATCATTCGATGCATCAAATTCCTTGAATGTATTTTTATCAACACTACACAATTCAGAAAGAATAGATCTTTCTTATAATGTTTTAGTAACATGGTCTGACCTGTATTTACTTACCAATGTTCTTACTCAAAATACAACATCAGGGTTTTTAATTTACGATGATGTTTCCGATACAATATCAGATTTTACAGGTTCGAATGTAATGTTACTGGATGTTTCAAATCTAGGTAATGTCCAAAGACGCGAAGAATCAAACGCAGTAATAGACGCTTGGAATATAGCTGATACAGAATTTAATTATTCCAATACATCACCGACGGCAGATTCTATTACGGGTTATTTAACCTATGATGGATTTACAGACAATTCTTCTCAATACGATGCTTCAAATTCTCTTTTAACTTTTTTAAATTCCAATGCAATATCCGAAACATTAATAAGAACTACTATAATAATAGACAGTTATACATCTCTAAGTCCTGTACCAGCTTTATCCGCACCGACATCCAATGCTACATCTGGTTTATTGGTATGGTTGGGAGAAGAAGATACCGCTTCTACAACGTTAGCATCTTCCAATTTAATTTTATATATGGACGAATTTCATTATAGTAATATATTAAATACAGCGGGAAATGTGATTACGAGTTATGAAACAGCAGCACTCTCAAACATACTGAACAAAGATAGTACAACTGGATTTCTCACATTTGATGATAATACAGAAGATTCAAAGAGTGCCTATCCAAGTTCAAATGCACTATATGATTACATGGCAGTGAAACATTTTGAACCGCGTTCACTTCTGGCACAAGATGTTGTAGATGCGTGGAACACTGCAAATGCTATTTACAGTTTTTCAAATACCGCGCCATCCTATGACACCTCAAACGGATTTATTCTTTACGACGCCATCCAGGATGATGATACACAGTATGACGGGTCCAATAGTCTCGTGACATTTTCAAATGTCAAGGAAAATGTGGTACGCATCGTCAATGCCACCGCACTGGTCAATGGGTATAGCAATCTAATCATAGGGATAAGCAACCCCAAGACTGCGCCCACCTATGATGAAAATACCGGTTTCATTACATTCGATGGCGATACAGATGTTGCCGGTTCCAACGTGGGTTCCACTGCACTGTACACCTACGTGGAAAACTACGGTCAGACAATTCTGGGATATTCTTTTGATTTATTCACCCGTTACATCTACATTGACAAGGACGAGCGAAGAATTACGGCGGATCGTTCTGTGGATTATGTCATCACTCAAACGCAACGCATACCAGCGTCAAACAAAAAGGAGATCGATCTTCCCCTAAGTCATCCCGTAAGTTTTATAGCGTCCACGGCAAGCAACTTTAATGACACGAACAACATGCTACTGGAAATCAATGGCGAACCGATAGGAGATCCAAAACCAGTCATTCCGCATTACAGACATGTGTCGACTTATTTCCACAGTCCATATGGATCTAATCAAAATACAACCATGATGTACCCTTTCTGCCTGGATGCATCTAAAAAGGAACCATCAGGTTCTCTCAATTTCAGTCGTCTGGATTCGGCCCGAATAATCTTGGACGAAGCCATCGACGGTGACATCTACGCGGTCAACTACAACATTCTTAGGATTTCGAACGGGGTCGGGGGGTTACTTTACTCATAGTATCTAAAGCCTTATCTACCTGATCTTTCGGCATAAACATGAGCCAAGCCACGGCCATCCTCTCTTGGGTAAGCGTCCCATCCCGCTTCATGGCGGCACACGCATCTTGAAATTGCTTTACGTAGTCCATAATGGAATTTCAAGGTGTCACTTCTTTAATTGGTCTTTGGAACCTTGAGCAGAGGGACATCAGCGGAGAAGCATCGGGTGATGCTGTTGGCGGGAACCGGACCCACACGCTGAAGGTCGGTGATAGGCCTGATGAGTTCGGGACCCATCCTGGCAATCAGCTGACGGTACTGGTAGTTAAGAGGGTAAGCAATACCATTATCAGACATGATTCGATCGTTGATCAACTGACTGGAACTGTAAATCGTGAAGGCGCGACCATCGGCCATACCAAGACGCTGCGACATCTTTTACTTATTCAAGAGATAATATTCTCTGACCGCCTGGATGAATGGTTCACTCTGATAAGGACCGGTATTGGATTGGTTCTTTATGGCGATGTCACCAAGTTTTACGTCGGGGTGATAAAGAACGTCGAGTAAAAATTTGTAGATGACGGCAAGGTCCTTGAACGTCTTGGCACCAGCTAGCACAACACTCCCGGTCTTGAAAACACTGACCGTCGTCCCGAAGATGGTCGCTTTGACTGCCGAGTAGGTTTCGGGGTTAAATGAAATCTTACTAACTTTGTTGCGATAGGTCTTGTAAAGATCCAAAAGTGCCAGCTGATTGATGCCGTGAGGAACCTGAAAGGTAGCATTGATCATCTGAATTTCCATGGGGATGGGTGAACGGTCACGAACGTCTGGGAAAATCTCATCTACTAATTCTTGGATCTCCTGGATGATCGCATTGCCTTCCATGGGTGTCGATGAACCCGTCACGTGAATTTTTCCATTCGCAAACAGCTTGACAGAACGTTTTTTGGTTTGTGATATTTCCTTGAAGATGGTCACAGAATTGTTAAAGTGGTTTTTAGCCATTTCCCACCCTTTGGTTCCAGATGCGAACTTTTCAGTAAAGGTTGTTAAAGAAGTGGTGACATCCTTTCTGCCACCCATCACAGTCATCGTCGATACCCTCAACAATGAGGGTTTGCGATCAAGTTTATCTCGCGCCTTCACGACATTCCCCAAGAACGTCAAGTACTCCATTTAAAAAAGAAATGACTCTAATCTTTAATATGAGATGTCAGCACTGCAAGAAGAAAGGAGTGGTATGTATCCCTTGTTCTTGTTGTGATCTTGATTCACTCTGCACCCAATGTATTCAGCTGGAGTTTCATGAGTGTTGTGGTATCCTGAATAAAATTCAGTCCATGAAGAAAAATATAGAACTTCTAAACCCTAAAATTGAGGGGCAGAAGTTTCAAAAAATATAGGACAGCCAGTAGCAACAAAACTACCGCGGTGACCTGCAAGCCCCTGACAACAATCGTATTTTTCTTTTCCACTTTGACTGGGGCTGTCACTGGGGCGGGAGTTGGGTTGTTCCACGGAGGGTTGTCGTAGATGCGCTCTGGCAAGGCAGGGCGATTCAGAGGGTAGTCCTGGGATCCAGGCGTGCAGTAATAGGGCGTCCTCCATCCGGCAGCCGTGGTCTCCGCACACCCTGGACTTGCCTCGGTCTCCTGTGCCGCGAGGGCGCCACCAAGAGCATCTTCATAGGGCTTAACCGAATTCACAAGTGGAGCTTGGGGCTTCGATCCGGTGTAGACTGTCTTGTATGCACCGCCTTCTGACACACCTGGGTTGAACTTATTTGGATCGGGATTGGTATACGGATTAATTTTATCCATGTGGATTCCGTCGTTCAGATGGATATATGACATCCTTACTTGTTATACTGTGGGAATAAATTGCCACTTGAGCAGCTTGCACATGTCTGCCCAAATGACATCCTGCTGAGTCAGTTTTTCTTTTGATTTCAATAGAGGAAAATAAGGCAAAAATTGGTCTTCACCAAGAAGCTCACAAAACTTGTATAACACGTAAGGGTAGCTGAGGAAGTTCTTTCGGTCCTTGGGACATACTTTGTCAAAGGGTTCCTGGATTTCATTGAACATCAACCTGAGACGTTCCTCCAAGGTAGGCAACATTTCTGGCGGTCTCACACCTGTAAGAATATTTGTAATGTAGGGTATGTGTTCATAGTATTTATTCTGTCGCAACTTTTTCAAAAGTCCTCTCACCTTGGCATGAGTAATCTTGGAAACTTGTTCGATTCTTTGTTTTTTAAGTTCGTACCTTAAACTTTCTATAATATCATCCGGTATGTTGGCCGATTCTTTCCCCTGAAATTGTTGAACCCATTCATTAAAATGATTCTGTCTTTTGTAACTGTACTGTGTATTTTTAGAAAGTTCCTGTTCATCATGATACGATAGTCCAGTGGCTAAATAATTTATACTGCATCCACAATCTTTACACACAAGCGATGATGTTATTTCACATTCGTAAATGTTTTTTGATTCACAATTTTCACATGTATCACCATGAAATGTAGTTTTTTCTAAGACATCGTCGTCCCTCATGACCGTCAGATCGCCCTCGACGACACGCATGTATTCTATAAAAATATCACGACGACAATTCTCTTCCTGATATCTCAATAAATAGGGTGCAGCCAGGGCGATGTATTCATTCATCTTGACCTCATCATTTTCATATTCTTTCAATTTTATATGATATCTTTCAAGTAAACTCATTTAAAGAAAAATGTCATTATAACTTTAAATGTATAACTTTCTTGTCAAGCTTGTCGGCTGGTGGTATAACGAGAATCCCTACCGGACCACGATGCCTTTGAAAATGATATATGACGTAAACACTAAAAAAGATTGTATGTTTCCTTCGGCCGAGTGGAAGAGAATCATGGAAGGTTGGCCTCTGATGAGGTCAGGTGAAACTTACATCACGTGCTATTATCCCGATTTCAGGGATGCGATCTATGTGTTGCGAAGAAAGAAACCTGAATGTGTCGAGAATATTCGATACGAGCAGGAGTACACCTATCGCGGTTCTCCTTATTCCATGGTGACCAGGGATCCCATGCGCAGGGTTCATGATATCGAAGAGTCCGAAGGAATGAAGGGACCCGTCATGATTCAAAAGGTCGAAGCTATCATGGAAAATGGCGAGGTGAAAATGTGGGACACGGCTAGGTTCCTTCGTTATGCGGGACCAAGGTCGGACTTTCACAACGTCAAAGACATCTGTATGAAAGATCTATTTGACGCCAATGAAGAAGTACCAGATGAGTGGCATGTTTACATGTTTGGTAATAAAGTTGTCATCGACAAGAACGAAGAACTTACTCCTCGGACTTTGGTGCCAGGTAGAATCTGAGTTCGCCAAGGGAAGTAACTTTGTACTCAAGAACCAGGGGCATGTCCTGACCGTGGTGCAGGAGTTTCATATTTGAACACATCGAGGTAGCCTTGGTGAACAAGTTCAAGTATTTTAGTGAAAATGTATCTTTCATCGATTGGAATTTATTCGAATCAGAGTCAATGTCATATTCAGTGTTTTGTTCCGCGAAATCGCCCGTACACTTGAACCCAATCTTTTTGAAAGAACGCTCAATGATTAGCTCGGAACCAATGTGGGATATATCCCTACACAATCTCTGAAAATCCACGGTCTGAAATGTCGTAATGGTCTGAATTTCCAAAGAAGGTGCTTCGTACATTTCATCATTAATATCCAGAAGACGCAAGTTGAAATGACTTCTGCTCTTCTTACTGTCATTCTCAATTGAAATATTGAGCACGTGATCATCATTAATCTTCATCACCAAAACATCATTGGCAGTGACAGACTTCAGAACCCTAAATACATTCGTTGTGTTGATTCCAACGATGATTTCATTCTCACATGAATATTCTTCAAATTGGCTGGAGTCCAGAAACAATTCCACCATGGCCGTTCTGGCATTGTCCAGAGTCAACATATGAATTCCCTTTTTGCTAAATGAAACATTAACATCGTTGAGGATATCCTTTAATACCTCAAAGATGTTCTTGAATGCCGATGCCTGAATGGTCTTTAAGAACATTTACTAGTTTTAGTGTCCGTTTTCTTTAAGTAGTCACGATCATAAAGGTCTTTAAGAAATTGTTTGAATCCTTCTTCTCCACGATCTTTCATAAATTCCTTCCATGAACTGTAACCTTGTTTGTATGAATAGACATTTCCAAGAGACCTTGGTACATCTTCTGGACTGGTGATCATTTTAGTTATTGGTGGTTTTCTTGTTTATCTTGGCTTCCAACTCTGGGGTCATCGGAGGTGCCAGAGGGGCACCATAGGATTCGAGGTCAAATAGTCCCTGAACAACACTTGGGTTTCCGTCAAATGAAGCGATTGCTTTGGCATCGAATGATTCAATTTCAGTGGGTATCAGCGAGAGTGCCCACTGTCTCACCTCGGCTCCGACCAACAACTTACCTTCGTTAGTGATAATTGCAGGCACGTGAGTCAATTCCTTTTTGTATTCACTTGGAATTTCGGTTTGATGCACGTTCAGGTATTCAATCTGGTCTGCGTAGGGTGTGTTTTCCAAAATCTTATTTGCCTCAAGGCAATGTTCGCACCTTGGACTGTAGAACATATAAGCAAATGCCATGTCTTACCAATATTGATGAATTTATCAGGCGATATAATTTCGCGATTGTATATAAGATGCGTACGCAGACCATACTCCTGATTGTTCTGGCGGTAGCCATTGTTGGATTTTTCATCGCGCGAAACCGAGAAGGCCTCATGTGGGATCGCGGATTTGCAGGATTTCGTCCAGCGGTGTCAGGCGTGATCACGGAAGGGTCGCTTGATATTGAAGGAAGTCCGGTTGTCGATGTTTCAGTCAAGGCCATGATGATCCAGAAGATCGCAACCGAGACCGCCAAAAAGATTTTCGACACCAACGGTCTGTCGATGTTCCCAATTGAAACCGTATTCATTCAGGTTTTCAATACTCCAGAGAGTATCGGAAAGCTCAAGGAGAACCGCCCGGATGTCTATGATGCCTACATCAAGTACCTCCAAACTCGTCAAACACAAGATCTCGAACCCACTGCTGATGACAACAAAAAGGTCAGAACTTCCCTGATTAGTTACCTCGACACGCTCAAGCGCGACCAGGACTACGCGTCTCCTCCAGACGGCGTACCTATGACCTACCGCGCCAGGTTTTTGATGCTCGACACGACTCGTTTCTATGGTTCGGAACTTGACGTGATCGCCATCGGCGACGGCAAGGATGTGACAATCCAAGGCATCACGACCCAGCCTCTGATGAACGGCGATGAAAGGATCAAGCCTTTTCAGGACACTATCCGAGCAGGGGATTGGGAACCTTACAACACCATCGCCAACGCCAACGCTCCCACCAAGAGCGCCCTGGAGCTTGCCGAGAAGGCGATCAAGGACAAGTGGGGCGAAGACTTCAAAGCCTACGAAGCGACCGCGAGCGCGGATGTGGGTCAGTTTGAACCCGTGAGTACGTCCTATATTCGTTAGTAAAAACTCCAGAACTAGTAGACAATGCCTCTGAGAGTGGACGAGGTACAACAGATCGACCACCGAAAGCGAGAGCTAAAAAAGAAACTCTATACGGAACTGTACGAACGTGCCAGCACCAAGGTGAGACAAGTCGCCGAACTCGGTCTCCATGAAACCTGGGTACAGATTCCTTCGTTCCTAATAGGATTTCCATCTTTTGACGTAAATAAGGCGGCCCAGTACGTCGAGCGACAGTTCATCAATGGTGGGTTCTTCACCCAGCTTTATGAAAACGGTCAGTTGTTTGTTTCGTGGTATCCCAAGACGTCCAAAAAGAAAGCCAAGTCAAAGCCCAAAGAACCCGAGAACGAGTTCGCATCCCTGGCAAACCTCAAAAAAGCCGCGGACAAATATCGCTGAATTAAATACGTTTTATCAGTAACTATGGACAATAACCTTAATGTTCTTGTGGAGGCCAAAAAGGAACTCCTCAATCAGCTCTCGTCCACCATCCTTCCGAGTGCACTGGACTGCATGGACTCGCTCTATGCGGATGCCAGGACGGAGACCCAAGGAAAGCAGGCACTCAAGGCGTTCCAGGACAAACTGGCCAAGATTCCTCAGTGGAATAATTACCAGATCGATACCGAGGTGGGAAAGTGTGTGGATCGCTGTGGCGGGTGCTTGGATGAAATGGTTGCCGCGGTGTTTGTGGCCACGGTCAAGATCATCTCTTCGGTCAGGCTCTCCAAGGATTCCAGGAAGGTGTCACTGAAGATTCCAACCAACGATGTGTTTGTTTTGGGTGTCTATACCAATGTCGCCAAGCGGATCTATGAAGATCCTTACATCTACCAGGAAGTCATCAGCAGGAACGACCGTCGCAAGGATCTCATCAGGAGGATGGACGGCGTGGTCGAGGAGACGGTCAAAGAGATGCTCCCGATCAACCAGATTCTGAAGACCTACCTCAACAAAAACCCCATGGACAGACTTCAAGAGGAGTCCGAGGAAGCCCACACGGCAGAGTTGGGTGATGAGAATTTTCCCGAAGAAGGAGAACTCCCGTTGCCAGAGGGAGACGACGAAGGAGAGCCGTCCGAAGTGGTCGATCACGGCGAAGAAATGCCCCCGTCGATGCCAGAAGAAGAACCCATGCCAGTCGACGAACCCATGGAGGAAACCAAGAACTTTACATTCAACGACAAAATTATGAAACGAGGTGACCCGACACCACCCATGGAAGAACAGGAGGAAGACTTTTCCATCAACCCTAGTGCGAACCGTTAAACATACTAAAATCTAGTTTAATTAATAATGATAAGTGATTCTCTTAAGAACCCTTTGATTGCCGCTCTTGTCGGTGCGGTTATTACAATGGCCTACATTCAATTGGTGGCCCGCCTTAATCGCGAGGCACCTCCCAGGAATGCCGACATGGTTAAGCCTGCCATTCTGAATGCCATTTTGGTGGGTTTCATCGTCTATATGGGAATCTCACAGCGCGAAGAGATCTACGAGACGCCCTTCCCGGAAGTTAGTCGCGGAATGTAGTTAAATATTTTAGTCTAGATAGATAATACGATGGCCAGCGTTGATACATTTAACGAGCTTCTTTTGCAGTTTGTGGATGAGCTGGCTCACACGTTCCCAGAGAACACCATTGTGAAGACCTACAGGAATACGGTCAGTATGCTGATCAAGAAGGATCCTGGTGTCTGCCTGGAAACGTTTATGAAGAATGTGAAACCCCATGAGGATCTCATCCGCAATCAGGACGAGCGCATCTTCGAGGAACTTTCACGAAGCTATGGTATTTTGAAGACGCTGGATCTCGAGTCCATGTGGAAGTCCGAACTTTCGGACAATAGTCGGTCGGCCATCTGGCAGTACGTCCAGGGGCTCTACGTCCTCGGAAATAATGTCGGCGATGAGGAGATTCAAGCATCCCGTCAAACCAATATGGACTTTTCGCCAGAGAAGATCAATCAGTTATTTGCACCCCAGGGCCCGAGTGGCGAGGACAATCCATTTGCCGGACTTTTGGGAAACCTGTTGAAACCCGAAATGATGGAAGAGATGACCTCCAAGGTTGAAAAGGAGTTCGGAGACGGTCAGGGCGGGTTGGACGAGAACAAGATTATGAAGGCACTTGGACCTATGATGGGCAACTTGTCAAAGATTCTTCAGCAGCCACCCGAGTGAAAAAATTAACTAGTTAATAAATAAGAATGGAACAACCGTGGTTTAGAAATCCATCGCATCTGTTTGCCAAGAACAAGGTGCTGATCTTTTGGCCTCTGGCCAAGCAGACTTCCGTGGAGAGGCTCAACGCCGCCACCCGATTCATCCTCTACACCATGGCGATCCTTTACATTATTAACCGTGACATCAGGGTCATATATTTGGGTCTCACGGTTATTATGGTTATGGCATCCATGTTTTTGGCAGGTGGCATCAAGGAAGCCATGAGACCTGCTTCATTCGAGGAGGAAGGGGTCCGGTTCAACGCAACCACCCCAGGTCAGAAGTGTGAACAGCCAACCAAGGAAAATCCCATGGCCAACGTTCTCATCACGGACTATACAGATAATCCGAAGCGCCCAGCTGCGTGCTATTACCCGACCGTCAAGGACAAGGTCAAGGCATTCCTGAACGAGGGGACTCCCACTGATCAGGCGGATGTCTATTCGAGTCGCAATCAGTCGTTCCGTGCCTTTTACAGTATGCCGTCCACGACCATTCCCAATGACCAAGGTGCATTTGCTAGTGCCGCCTATGGACCGGTCGTGGATAAGGTGTGTCGCTCGGAGGGAGGTGCCTGCTACCCCAACGACGCCTCGATGTTTGGTCAGTCCAGGATGCCCGAACTTCAGCAACTCAGAGGCACTTTCGGTAGCAGTGTTTAAAATCTCCGGTGATAGTAATATGGCTTATCAGCTCAACACTTCGTCAGTTCTTTTGGACGCCGAGAGTCTGCCAGTGGATTGCGCCTACGATCATGTGGTCGCGCCTCCGGTGGTCAGCAACCTCAATTATGCCGGTTCGGGTCGTGCTTCGACGCCCATCTACGGGACGGCTCCCTATATGGCGGGCAAGGGGGCTCCAGGAAATCTGATCTTGGTCGAGGACATGCTTCGCCCTCAGTCTAGCACATTCTTCAAGAAAGGCTATCAGGGACGTGGATATGATTTCCCTTTGCAGGATATGGCATGTTCGGTGCCACTTCGCACCCGGTCGTGGGATCCAACGAGCAGCCGGGCGAATGTTCAGAACGCCGTTTTTGATCGTCGTTATCCAGCCTAATTTAAATCTACCCTAGTTTTAATATGGACCCATTGAGTCTTGTGGCCTTGTTAGGGATTGCTGTGGCAGGTCGTCAAATTGCCAGCAGTGACCGCAAAGAAGGTTTTACTCCAGCACCCGTTCCAAATCGGGAGACGCAACAATTGCCCTATTTCGGAAGGAACATCAACACACCCGGTCAGGATTTGACCCTAGTGAAAGATTTCCTATCTGGGCCCTATATCGATACGTCTAAGCAACGAAAGGATGCGGTACCGAATCTTCAGGATGCCGCGCCCAATGTTCAGTTTCCTTATGGTCAGCCTGTTTATAACTTGTACGACCGCCAAAATGTGAGCAGTCGTATGGACAACCTTTCGTCCTCCGAGCGTAGGTTTGTCGGCCCCGGTCTTGGCGTTCCGGCCAACGTTCCGGCCTATGGTGGATTTCAGCAGCAATTCCGCGTGATGCCCAACAACGTCGGTGCATACAAGCTCACAACCCTTCCCGGTCGCTCGGGTCCCGCCAAGGACTTTGTTGACCGCGGAACCGAGCGTCTTACTGTCACCCAAAACCGCCCACAGAAAACCTATCAACTTTTGGGCGGCGAAGATAAGCGTCCTCTTGAGAAGGGTCGCGCTCAGGGTCAGGGCGGGATGGTCACCGGCATGCGCGAGCGCGAACGTTACGTGAAGACGATGCGCCCCACGATCCGCTCGGAGACCTCGACCCGCATGGACGGCCTCGAGTTTGGCGCGGCCAAGAAGTTTGTTTCCGCTGGAACACTTCAGGAAGCTCCAACCCGTAATAAGGCAAATTTCATATCGCGTGCAAATGACGTGGCGGCTCCTGGAATTCACTCATTTGAAGGTGGTTATAAGCAGTTACAAAATGCCATACTCCTCAGACCCGCACAGAGGGAAGGCAAGGGCTACACACCTCCGGGCGGTCGCATGAACGTTCGCGGTTCAGCCACCCAGGTTCAGGGCAAGACCACCAAAACCCGCGACAGCCTTTCCACGGTCGTCGAGGGAGGTGCCGGAAACCAGGGCATCGGCCAGAATTACGAAATCACTTGGAAACAGAATAACAATGTCTTCAAGGGAAATGCAGATTATCGGACCAATCAGTTGGGGCTGGCGGTCAAGCAGCTGGACAACAATCCATTCGCATACAGTCTCGCGCAACACTAAACGTCATAGATCCTACATTCTAGAGCATGGGGTTCTTCCTTACAGAACATCTCCATGGCATCCAGTTTGTTCTCTTGTTCACGAACCCGTTGATCGTGAAGACGAGAATATAGCTCTTCATGTTCCATCCAGTCGTGGACGTACTTTTGTGGATTTTCAATCATCCGTTTGGTGGGTCTTTTCAGTTCAGTGCGCTTCTTGAACATGTACGGCGGCACGTTCCTGAACAAGCAACTGTAGTAGAGCATATTTAAAAATAAAAGTCATTATATTTTTAAGTATGAGACACGAGACGATCGCCATGGAAGTTTCGCCCCTGGAGTTCGAGGGCATCAGGGTAATAGACTTCGACGCCCAGGTGGATGATGATGACAAGGTGGTGATCGTCACGATGTCCAGATACTTCATTGGGGACCTCCACGATGAATGCATCAAGAAGGCCAAGAAGATGTACAAAGGATACAGGGTTAAAACTAACGTGGGAATGTAATTCAAGATGATTGAGACAACTACGATTGAGGTACCAGTGAACCCCTTCCACTTTGATGGAATGCGAAGCCTTGGAATACCCATCAAGGTGGATCACAAGGAACAGATGATCTACGTTGATTTTATGTCAAACCAAGGAACTAAAATCATGGAAGATTTCCTTTCAGAGGTCGGTCACAAGTTTCCTGGCTATGATATCAGGGTAGCCAGGCTTGACCATTGAGAACCGCCCTTGTATACTTGGTGGCGATCATAGAGTGAATCATTGGCCAGTCCATGACATTACTGGCGGTGATAGATAGACCAAATGGATTTGAGTTTACGAACTTGACAAACTCCTTGCCGTTCTTTTGAGAATCGGGTGAAGTGTAATACTCCATCTTCTCAAAAGAACCCTTAAGCCATTGAACATGCTTTTCGTTTTGAGGATCAAATTGGTCCATCGTTAGTAACTGAAAAGGTTTTTATATCTTTAATTAGTAGGAAATGAGTTCCATCGACAACAACCTTGGTGGCGGAGGAGGAAGTGCCTCTGCTTCAGGAAAGAAAGGAGCCATTCAGTTGAGCGACGGGAACTTCAATTTGACATCCAACAAGGAACTAAAGTCTGACCCCAAGACCGGAACCATCACGACCACAGGACTGACCACCACTGGCACAATATGGGCATCGACTATTTCGACCTCAAATCTTGTTGCAGATACCGTTGAAAATTTGACCGTCATAGGCGATGCTTCAGTCACTGGGGATGCCACGGTAGACGGCATGATAAGCACCACCAAAGTGGACATAAGTGGAACACTAACCACTGCTTGGGCATCTGTTTCTGGAACCTTGACCGCAACGTCTATCACTGGGACATCTTCTATCATCGATGGAGAAATCAAAGTCGGAACACTGAGTTCCACTGGGAATGGTTACTTTTCGTCCAATGTAGGCGTAGGGACTACGGATACCGCCGAATATAAGTTTTTGGTGAATGACGGAACAAGCAATCTTTTTGGGGTTCCTTATGATACAGCTAATTTGACAGACGGAAAGACCATTGTTTACAACGGAAGTGGATGGGTCTACGACAATGCGGGACCTGCAGATGGAACTCAATCTGGTGAAATACTCGCGTGGGATGGTTCGGAATGGTCTGCCAACAGCGCCGTGGTGGTCGAAGGTACCAGTGTTGGTATCGGGACCACACAACCCACTCAGAAATTGGATGTCATCGGCAATGTAAAGGCCACAGACTTTATCGGTTCGGGTGAAGCTTTGTCGGACCTAAATGCGTCCAATGTTACTTCAGGAACACTCAGCAATAACAGACTCCCCAACACTATATCTGTTTCCAATTTGGAAGCGACGGCCAACTTGGTGGTTGGTGGACCCGCAGACATCACCGGTACCTTGAGTGCCGCTGGTATTACGTCATCTGAAGATATCACCGTCACTGGAAATAATACACTTTCCGCATCCAATCTGAGGACGTCCAACCTTTTCGTCACTGGACCCGCGGACATCACCGGTACCTTGAGTGCGTCCAGTATTATAGGTTCGGGTGCCGGTATAAGCACGTTGAATGCATCAAACATCACTTCAGGAACACTCAGCAATAACAGACTCCCCAACACTATATCTGTTTCCAATTTGGAAGCGACGGCCAACTTGGTGGTTGGTGGGCCCGCAGACATCACCGGTACCTTGAGTGCGTCCAGTATTATAGGTTCGGGTGCCGGTATAAGCACATTGAATGCATCAAACATCACTTCAGGAACACTCAGCAATAACAGACTTCCACAGACAATTTCAGTGTCCAATTTGGAGGCGACGGTCAATCTGGTAGTTGGTGGACCCGCAGACATCACCGGTACTTTGAGTGCCGCTGGTATTACGTCATCTGAAGATATCATTGTCACTGGAAATAATACGCTTTCTGCATCCAACATTAAGACCTCCAACCTCACGGTCACCAACTCTCACAACGTATTGGGAAATCTGTTCGTATCCCATACAGTCAGTGCACCTACACTGCTGGTCAGCAAAGACGCACAGGTAACGGGGAATCTCACCGTGTCCGGAGGCGTCGTGACAATCACCACGACCACGACCGGAACGAGCAACATTGTCATCACCAATGCTGGCACAGGACCCGTGTTGGTGGCAACCCAATTGGGTGCACAGCCGATCGCAAATTTCATCGACGGGAGAACAGGCTCAAATGTGAGCGCTCTTTTCATATCAGGTGGAGAGCAAGGATCCGGAAGAGATGGATACGTCGGCCTAGGCACAACAGAACCCGCCCATCATTTGGACGTGCGAGGTGACGCAAATGTCGCGACCAATCTTTTTGTGCATGGAACATTGTCCACGTCAAATATCGAAATCACAAACATAGATACAGTCACCGACAACGCCTTCATAGGAGGTACTCTAAGTGCGTCCAACATCCAATCCTCCAACCTTACGGTCACAAACCGTCTCTCGGGTGGCACCATTTCGGTTTCCAATATCGAGACCTCGAACCTTACGGTCACCAACCTGAATTCCGTGACCAACGATGCCTTCATAGGAGGAACTCTGAGCGCATCCAATATCCAGTCTTCCAACCTTACGGTCACCAACCTGAATTCCGTGACCAACGACGCCTTCATAGGAGGAACTCTGAGCGCATCCAATATCCAGTCTTCCAACCTTACGGTCACCAACCTGAATTCCGTGACCAACGACGCCTTCATAGGAGGAACCCTGAGCGCATCCAATATCCAATCCTCCAACCTTACGGTCACCAACCTGAATTCTGTAACCAACGACGCCTTCATAGGAGGAACCCTGAGCGCATCCAATATCCAATCCTCCAACCTTACGGTCACCAACCGCCTCTCGGGTGGCACTATTTCGGTTTCCAATATCGAGACCTCCAACCTTACGGTCACCAACCGCCTCTCGGGTGGCACTATTTCGGTTTCCAATGTCGAGACCTCGAACCTTACGGTCACCAACCTGAATTCTGTAACCAATGATGCCTTCATAGGAGGAACCCTGAGCGCATCCAATATCCAATCCTCCAACCTTACGGTCACCAACCGCCTCTCGGGTGGCACTATTTCGGTTTCCAATGTCGAGACCTCGAACCTTACGGTCACCAACCTGAATTCTGTAACCAACGATGCCTTCATAGGAGGTACTCTAAGTGCGTCCAACATCCAATCATCCAACCTTACGGTCACCAACCTGAATTCCGTGACCAACGATGCCTTCATAGGAGGTACTCTAAGTGCGTCCAACATCCAATCCTCCAACCTTACGGTCACCAACCTGAATTCCGTGACCAACGATGCCTTCATAGGAGGTACTCTAAGTGCGTCCAACATCCAATCATCTAACCTTACGGTCACCAACCTGAATTCTGTAACCAACGACGCCTTCATAGGAGGAACCCTGAGCGCGTCCAACGTCAAGACCTCAAACCTCACTGTTAATGGGAATACATACATAAGTTCTAATCTCGGGGTAGGCACCGCAGACACTGCCGAGTACAAGTTCCTGGTAAATGACGGGACAAGCAATTTATTTGGCGTACCTCTAAGTTCGGCAAATCTCGCCGCCGGAAAGACCCTCGTCTATGACGGAAGTGCATGGGACTATGATAATGCAGGAGGAATAGTTGATGGAACACAAACTGGTGAAATTCTTACGTGGAATGGATCTGAATGGTCCGCGAACAGTGCCGTGGTGGTCGAGGGCTCAAACGTCGGCATCGGGACCGCCCAACCAACACACAAGTTGGATGTATCTGGAAATGCTCGAGTGACGCAGAACATGCTCATAGGTGACGCCTACCAAGGAAGGGCCATGCGTCTGAATGATACCCCTGCGTCCAACCTGTACTACCAACCCAATTTCACCATCACCGGCTCGCTCACCTCTGCTGGCGACATCAAGACCAATCAGTCCTTCCGCGGTCACAACATGTTCCTGAGCAACGTCCTCACGATCAGCGGCGGGGTGGTCACCAACACCGGAACGGTCAACACGACGATCAATGGAAGCTTGACGGTTCAGGGGGATGCCGTCGTGAACTCAAATATTTCGGCAGTGAGCGTCAACACCGGCGACGTCATATCCAACCGCGCCGTCCACGGAAAGGCCATCCGCCTCGGCAACACACCCGAGTCAAATGTCTACTACAATCCAAATCTCACCGTGTCGGGTTCGATTACCGCCGGAGGAGATGTCAAGTCCGGCACCATCTTCCGAGGACCCGACATGGAACTCTCGGGCACCGCGTCTGTCGGCACGCTGACGACCTCCAATATCACTCACGATTCGGAACTTACTATTACATCAAACTTACTCATGGGTCCCGGAAAGACCCTCACCGCGTCCAACATCGTCGGGGCCTCACCCATCACCATCAGTTCGAGTATTGTAATGGCCGCAGGAACTACATTAACCACTGCAGCCATTGAACCTCCCACGGGCTCCGAGTCCAACCTCAAAATCACAGGGACCATCACGACCTCCAATATCACCCATGATTCGGAACTTACCGTGACCACAAATTTGCTCATGGGTTCGGACAAGACCCTCACGACCTCGAACATCGTGGCGAACACCGGGGACAACCTCTTGATCAATTCGAACCTGGTGATGGCATCTGGAAAGACATTAACGTCTGGGTATATAAATGGTTATACACCTGTTATAACAAATACATCTTACGAAAATAGTATATTTAAGGTTCATAAACTTACATCATCTGGAACAATCACGGTTACAAGTCCAGGTATGATAGAATACATAATGGTAGGTGGAGGAGGTGGAGGAGGTGTTCGTCATGCTGGTGGAGGTGGGGGAGGAGGGGTATTAGTAGGAACTATGTTTATAACTACAGGACAACATGCATATACTATAGGAAGTGGTGGAACGCGAGTGGTAGGGACTCCGTCGCCAGGAGGAAATGGTGGGTATACAGAATGTTTTGGATTACGTGCTTGGGGTGGAGGTGGTGGTGGTAAAACAGATTACTCATACACTACAGCTTATGGTAGTACTGGGGGTACAAATGTTGATGTAAACTCTGTAGTAAAACAACCATCATTTCCTGGGTTTCAAGGATATGCAGGAGGTTTGGGAATTGCGAACCCAACAGCGGAACAGATGTATTCGGGTGGTGCAGGTGGTGGCGCTGGGGGACCAGGAAACGATGCCACCTTGAATGGGAATAATTCAAGTGGAGGTAATGGCGGTCCGGGAAGAAAAATACCAGGATTAGGAGAAAGTGACCAAGACGTGTATTTAGGCGGAGGTGGCGGAAGTGCATGCTCTGGACTTAGCACGGGTACTGCTGGGGACGGTGGAATTGGTGGTGGTGGAGCAGGTGCGAAGGGTACAGGCACGGCAACGAATGGTACAGCAAATACAGGAGGAGGTGGTGGCGGAGCTGGATTTACCGGAGGGAACAATGGAACATCTGGTACTGGAGGTTCTGGTGTTATATATATTAGATATCCCAAATAAATCTTTCCTAACCAATTAGTAGAAAACCATGCCGTCGTACGTTGGCATCGGAACGTCCATCACCCACAACGTTGAAGTTGACGGCAATCTGTTTCTACAGGACATCGAGGGAGGCCCGGACAGCACTCGAGTTCCTCTAGAAATTTTCAGCAATTTGGTGAGTTCCTCGGTCGAGTCCGCCAATTCCCGCATGCTCCGTTTGAGGGTTCAGAACTATGGCGAGACGGACACCAGCAACTCCTACGTGACCGACATGGGCATCCGTGGCGATCCAGGTAAGGACTACTTCTTCATCACGGCGCCCCAGAACACGTCCAACGTCGGAGACCAGAACACCTTTGTCATTTCCACGACTTCCAATGTAGGCATCGGGACGACGAGTCCTAGCTACAATCTCCACGTTGCGGGTGACATCTATGCCACTGGAAATATAATTGGTTATTCGGATGAACGTGCCAAATCGGACATTCAAAAAATTGAAAGTGCACTTGAAAAAATTGAAAAATTAAATGGGTACACGTTCACAATGAATAACAAACGATACACAGGAATGATCGCACAAGAAGTTTTACAGGTTTTGCCAGAGGCCGTCGTGGGTACAGAAGAAACAGAGTACGCCCTTGCTTATGGAAATATGATGGGACTGATCATTGAGGGGATAAAAGAGATAAAAATGAAACTTGATATGTTGAATACGCAACGAAGCGCTTGAAAATTCTTCCTAACCAATTAGTAGAAAACCATGCCAACGTACGACGGCACCTATAAGCTGGCGGTTGAGGATGGACGTGTTTTAATCCGAGACGTGGAGGGAGGTTCCCAGAGCACCCACGTCCCGCTTGAAATCTATAGCAACTATGCAGCCCAAGGAACCTTGACGGATTCCAGACAGTTGAGGCTTAGGACCCAGCCCTACCTCGAGTCAAACACCGCGAATGCCTACGTGACCGACATGGGCATCGAGTCGGGCCAGACAGACAACTACTTCTTCATCACGGCGCCCCAGAAGAC